AGTGCGTATTGTGATAAAATATGCTTATAAAAGAAAAGGAGGTGACAAAAAATGGCAAAACAAGAATTTTTTGGGTTAGTAAATAAAATTGATAATTTTATGCGTGAAGAACTAAAGGGAGAAACTGTGTATGATATTGCAGCAGCAACAATTTTCGTTTTATCTTATTATGCTTCAATGTTAAATGGAAATATTATTTTACCTGAAACAATATGTGCAAAGGGATTAATTAAACTTGAAATTATGACAAAGGAGGGCTAAAATGAAAATAACAAAAACCCTAAAAATGTTTCATTACGTAGTCCTTGTGGCAAATGATGAAATAGAAGAAATCTATCAGAAAGAATTTGACGTTCCAAAAACCAGGCGTGTCCCTAAACTTGTAGCGCAAGACCAATTATCAGAATCCGAAGTCCTCATTCGGGTAATATCCAAAAAAGAAGTATCAATAACGTATGAAATGCCTGTAGAGCTTTTCATAGAAACAGCAACAAAAAAATCAATTAAAGAAAAGGAGAAAGAAACATGTTCAAATCAGAAGTAAAGGAAGTATTCGGAAAAGAACTCACAAAGAAAGAAAAAGTAATGTTAAAGGACTTAACAGATTGTACAGTCCTGGGGACAGAAGTAGAAGCAAGTGAGTGTGATATTATCATTCACCCGGCATTCTATGCGATCCTTTCAGTCCACAATGATGCACTCTCCGAACCAGATTATGAAGCGTATGTAATCGTTGACAGGGACGGTACAAAGTATCAAACCTCATCAGATTCCTTCATCACATCATTCCGTGACATTATATCTGACATGGAAGATGAAGACCCGGAAACATGGGCGGTCAAGGTAACGCTTATACCGTCCAAAAACAGAACAGGAAAATCTTTTCTGAAAGCTGTTTTAATCTGATAATGTTTCACGTGAAACATTAATAAAAAATCAACTAAAATAAAGGCGCTGCTAAACAGTGGCGCTTTTATTATCTAAAAGTGAGGTGTTTTGGTTATGACTTATAAAGAGCAATACAAAAAAGAGCGTAAAAGAATACAATCATTTATTCAGTCAGCGAAAAAAAGAGGTTATCGCTTTCCAGACAACATAATACCAAAACAGCCCAAGCGAATACGAAAAGAAAGCGTTGAGCGATTAAAAAAGCTAACACGAACAGAACTATATAAAAAATCAACAGCATTATCAGAATCAGGAAAAGTTGTATCAGGACTTGAAGCAGAGCAAGAAAGAAGAAGCAAAGCAGCGAAAAAAGGTGCTCGAATCAGAAAAGAAGCACTATCGCATGGCTTTAAAACAGCAAAAGAATACAGACAATATAAAAAATGGGAAAAGCAAAGAGAAAAACAAGACATTATAGACAGGACAAAAGCTGAAAACATACAAGAAGGACGTGTAATCTGGGAACAGATCATGGATCTTAAAAATTCGATCGGTGGGCGGGGTGCAATTATCTTTGATGGTTTCATATCGTCAGAGATAGCAAACCGCGGGCTTGACGCGGTTCTATTTGCAATAGCACAAGCGCCTAAAGAATTTTACCAGGCAGCGCAAATAGTAATCTATTACCGTGATAAAAGCTTGATACAAAGGTCAATCATTAAAATGGGATTCATTATATCTGGTAACAAAATAGATACAGTTTTAGCTAAACAGTTAGGTGAAATCTTAGATGAATTAGACGATATGTATAGTGAGTATGAGTAACGAGTATAATAAACAAACAATATATGCTGCTGATTTTGAAACTACCGTATACAAGGGACAAAACAGAACAGACGTTTGGAGTGCTTGCATGGGTAAGCTCTTTAGTGATGACCCATTAACTATAGATCATTCAATAGATGATTTTTTTGAACGTGTGTTTTCTCTTCCTGGCAACCTTGTTATCTACTTTCACAACCTAAAATTTGACGGGTCATTCATCCTGGATTGGATTTTAAATAATCCAAAATTTAAACTTGCAGCGGATCCCGTAGACGATGGCGAGCAGGAACTATCAATCAGCTGGAAGAAAAACAAAGGAATGTATGAAAACACATACAAATATGCAATTTCAGATCGTGGAATGTGGTATACAATCACTATGAAGCAAAACAGACGTTTCATAGAATTTCGAGATTCCTTAAAATTGATGCCATTTAAATTATCTGAAGTAGCAGATGCCTTTAAAACAGAGCACAAAAAATTAGACATGAAATATGACGGCTTCCGTTATCCAGGATGCCGGATCACAGAGCAGGAAGAAGAGTATATAAAAAATGATGTATACGTTTTAAAAGAAGCGCTCCAGATCATGATTTCAGACGGCCATGACAAGCTAACCATAGGCTCATGTTGTTATGCTGAATATCGGGAAATGTGTGGTAAAAGTTTTTATTATCTCTTTACGGATCAATACAAGGTAAACATACCACATGAAAAATACGGGTCACACACAGCTGGTGACTACGTACATGCTTCCTATAAAGGCGGTTGGTGCTATCTTGTAAAAGGGAAAGAGGGAAAAATATTTGAAAAAGGTCTAACCGCCGATGTCAATTCTCTATATCCGTCCATGATGTCAAGTGAAAGCGGAAACCGTTATCCCGTTGGCAACCCTACCTTCTGGAAAGGAAACTATTTATCAGAAAACGCACTAAAAAATAATCGGTATTACTTCATCAGAATCAAAACACGGTTTTATATAAAACCGGGTTATCTTCCATTCATCCAGATCAAAGGGTCACCCCTGTACACGCCTACAGAGTGTTTGGAATCTTCGGACGTATATGACCGTGCAAGCGGTGAAAAAGGTGCATTTTACACAGGACTTGATGGAAAGATACACGACACACGTGTAGAATTAACACTTACCTGTACAGATTACGAGTTATTTCGTGAACACTATTACGTTTATGACTTTGAAATACTGGACGGGTGTTATTATGAAACCAGGATCGGGCTTTTTGATGATTACATTGAAAAGTACAAGAAAATCAAACTTGAATCCAAAGGAGCAAAGCGTACCCTTGCAAAACTGTATTTAAACAATTTATATGGTAAGTTTGCAAGTAACACGGATTCATCATTTAAAGTCGCGTACTTAAAAAATGATGCTTTAGCTTTTTATCCAGTCGATGAGCACTTGAAACGACCGGGATATATTCCGGTAGGATCAGCGATCACAAGTTATGCAAGAAACTTTACAATCCGTGCAGCGCAAAAGAACTATCATGGTATAGATAAACCAGGCTTTATTTATGCCGACACAGATTCCATACACTGTGATCTGACAGTTGATAAAGTAAAAGGCTTGCCAATACATGAGAAAAACTTCTGTTGTTGGAAGATCGAAAGCTATTGGGATAAAGCCATCTTTACCAGACAGAAAACGTATATAGAGCATATCACACATGAGGATGGTGAACCAGTAGAACACCCATATAATAATATTAAGTGTGCTGGAATGCCTGAAAACTGTAAAGACTTGTTAGATAAATCAATGACAGGAAACTACAACCTTGACGAGATCGAGGACAAAGAACAGAGGGAGTTTGTGCAAGTGAAACGAACCTATAAAGATTTTCGTGTTGGCTTACGTGTCCCTGGTAAATTAAGACCTGTTAGGATACCAGGTGGAACGCTTTTGGTAACCGACTATTACACTATGCACTAGAAAAGGGATGATAAATATTATCATCCCTTATATCATGCTCGGACATCCTATTAAAATGGGTAACAATCCCAAGAGCCAGCAGGCACTTTTTACAGTGTGTTATCCTGCCAGTATAATAATAAAAAAGTCCGGTGATACCTTTATAAATGTTTCACGTGAAACATCAATAACAAATCGCTGTTATAAATGCTTCCTTACATTGCAGGTTTTTAAATCGTACAGAACCATGCTCAAAGAAATACCTGAAATTAGAAATCATTAAGCTGTTGCGTTTTAACATTACATAATTTACATTATGATCGTCAGTTGTTACGGCTACTTTTAAAGTATAACCTGGGTCGGGTGTATTGTCAACGTATAAAAACCCTTCATCTGTGCATTCACGCACACTGTACATTTTTCCCATGTATTTAAGTGTGCAGATATAATTACTTTTGCCAGAAATCTTTTGGATAAAGCACGAGTTATCATTTAGGTAAACATTTTGACCAGCATACAGTGTATAGTTGGAATCCTTGAAAGCACGTTCAAAAGCTGATTCTTTTGAAGCAAGTGCAGCACTTTCATTAAATCCTTGCTCTAGTACATATCCATCACCTTTTAAAAAATTAGTATTTTTCTGTAATGTGTTTGTAATTCCAAGACCAATATAATAAGGATTTAGAATAGAAACTGTATTCCCACACATGATTACAGGCACATATCTTGATTGTTTACCCTGACCTCTGGACACGGATTTATGGACAGATTGAAATTTATCGATTTCCTTATTGCAGTAATGATTAGTTTCACTTTGGAACTCATCAAACAGCATACGACAAGTATCACTAAACAAATGGCTATTCTTTTTTATCTGGTCAGCTGAATTTAAAGAGAGTGCATAGCCACACGGTACGTCATTTAATAGCAGATCATGGTATATCCCATTCATTTTTGAAACATCCGTCATTTTATCATTTTGAAAAAATAGTCCTTGAATATCCTTAAAAAATTTATCGCTTACACTGTCCAGTTCATAATTGAATCGGTACAATAACATAAACTTTTCACCATATTTTTTAAAGCGGTTTACCAGGTATCTACTAAAATACGTGGTTTTACCAGCAGATCGGTTGGTTGTACATAAATATAATTCAGGTGTATTTCCGTTTATATCTTTCATTGATAATAGTTTCGTTCCATCATAAAACCCCATGCTCACTCCTCCTATCTATTATGTCATACTTCTACTAAAATCATAACATAATCTTTTCTTTATTTCAATGTTTCACGTGAAACATATTGTAAAGCAATTTTCACTATGTTATAATATAAGAAAAAATAAAGGAGGACAGCCAAATGGATTTTCAGTCGATTGTTTCAGTGATCGCGCAATTCGGTTTTCCTATTACAGCATGTTGTGTTATGGGTTGGTACGTAAAGGATATTAACGAAAAACACAGAGTGGACATTTCCGAATTGAACGAACAGCACAGGCAGGAAATGAATGATGTAAAAGAAGCGCTAAACAATAACACGTTAGCACTTCAGAAATTATGTGACAAGCTAGGGGGTTGAACAAATGGCAGACATTAAAAAAGCGGTTGATTTTATGGTGAAAATTGCAAGTGATAACTCGCATGGTTATGACCAGACCCATAGGAACGGACCCGACTATGATTGCTCAAGCCTTGTAAGTACAGCACTAAGTAAAGCAGGCTTTGCTGTTTCCCCGTACTCCTGGACTGGAAACTTAAAAAACCAGCTTTTTGCGTGCGGTTTTGTCAAGTGTACAAAACCGTGGAAGGCTGGCGATATACACCTGAACGAAAAGCATCATGTTTGCATGAGTATCAACGAAAAGCAGATTGCACAGGCAAGTATCAACGAAAAAGGCGGTGTCACAGGTGGACAGACCGGAGATCAGACCGGAAAAGAAATCTATATTCGGGACTACTACGAGTATTGGGACGGGTGGGATATCCATTTGCGTTATGCAGGTAAAAACGAAGCTTTCACTAAGCGTCCGCTTGATGAAATTGCTAAAGAAGTGATTGAAGGTAAATGGCTGAACGGGAAAGACCGCAAACTTGCGCTGGAATCATCTGGTTATAATTATGATGATGTGATGGAAAAAGTGAACAACATCCTGAAAGGTAGACAATCTGCAAAATCAATCAACCAGATTGCAAGGGAAGTAATTCGTGGTAAATGGGGAAACGGTGTAGAGCGTAAGCGCAAGCTGGAAGCTGCCGGATACTCTTATCTTGCAATCCAGAAAATTGTCAACCAGATTTTAAAGAGGTGAGTAAATGCCAGATATTAACAAAGCGTACTCATGGGCTGTAAATACATGTAATGCCCCTGACGTTGGCTACAGCACAACGTACAGGAACCAGCAGACAATAAACGGTATTACTTATTATGATTGCAGTTCCTTTATTAATTACGCTTTATTGGCTGGTGGTTTTTTAACTCCTAATTATGCCCCTAATCATAACGCTTTTGTAACTACCAACATGGGTGCAGAGCTTTTGCGTTTAGGGTTTAAGACAGTCCCGGCAACTGGTGAAATCTTACCCGGTGATATAGGCGTATCGCCAACACATACAGAAATGTGCTACAAAGGCGGTACAGGGTCAGCTACTTTCATGGGAGCGCATAGTTCCAAGCGGCCACTTGCAGATCAGGTATCAATCAGTAATTACACTTCCAGTTTTCCGGTTATTTATCGCTATGGCGAGGGTGGTGCTACCGGTTACGGTATATCCCCATACGTAGCAGCTGCCATTTGCGGAAATATGTGGCAGGAAAGCAATATCAATCCCGGAGCATGGGAAAACTTGCAGGAAGTCCCATGGACAACCTTGAACAGGGGTTTTGGCCTGGGTCAGTGGACAAATACGGATGGAGATACACACGGACGGCTGTATAAACTTCATGAATGGCTATCACAAAACGGATACCAGGACAATGACGGAAACGGACAGTGTGCCTACATCGTTGTTGAAAATGTGTGGTTCAGCCGTGCAGAAGCAGCCAGTTTTAAAACACTGACTGATTTTCTAACCAGTGATAGCACGGATATTACATTATTGACGCACGCCTGGAATATTGGATGGGAAGGTATCCATGATGCAAGCTGGGACTACCGTGTTGAGAGAGCAAAGCAGTGCTATGATTATATTGTAGCACATGCCAATGACAGTACAATTACAGCGTGGTATAACCCTAATAATTATTTGACTGATGAGCAGATACTAAACAACGCAGTTATGCTTTTCAGATATATGTCTGCCGGGGGCGGTGGCGGTGGCACTCCTGGAGAAGCAAAAAAGAAAAAGCTACCGCTTTGGATGATGATAAAGTATCACTATTAAAAGGAGGTTTTAAAAATGGCAGTAGTTGAAAGAGATGTATTAATTCAGAGAATTGCAAGCGTGCTTTCTGACCCTGAATCTGATGACAGTTTATCGTTGATTGAAGATGTAACAGACACGCTTGACGCTGGGTCAAGTGATGACTGGAAAACAAAGTACGAGGAAAACGATGCAGCATGGAGAAAGCGCTATAAAGAGCGGTTTCTTAAAAAACCGGACAAAGAACCGGAAATTGAAGATGATGAAACAGAAGAAAAGAAAACCTATGATGATTTATTTACAGTGAAGGAGGATTAAGCACATGGCTAAACGAGTAGCGTTATCAACATTAAATGCGTCAACAATTGATATTTTAAACGTGATCCGACAGAATTCCAGTTATGATTATCAGAGCAATGTCCCGGCAGTGGAAAAAGCTTCTGATATTCCAAAGGTGGGCGAGATCATTTGCGGAAATCCAGCGTTTTCTAACCAGTTTCTAAATGCACTGTTAAACAGGATCGCAAAAGTAGTTGTAAAATCTGCTACATTTAATAACCCATTTTCAGCACTGAAAAAGGGGTATCTTGAATTTGGCGAAACTATTGAAGATATTTTCGTATCTATCGCAAAGGGCGTTGAGTTCAGCACTGAAAAAGCAGCCGCTAGGGAGTTCAAAAGGACGATCCCGGATGTTAGATCAGTGTTTCATGTAATGAATTACAGGGTGATGTACCCTATCACAATTCAGGATATTGACCTTAAAAGAGCTTTCTTGTCAATGGATGGAGTGCAGAGCATGATTGCAAAGATCGTGGATTCTGTATATACAGGTGCTGAGTATGATGAGTACCTTATTTTTAAATACTTACTGATTAAAAGCATTTCACACGGTCAGTTTTATCCGGTGTCTATCGGTGATGGGACAAAACCAACAGATGCAGCGGTTCAGTTCCGGGGAAAATCAAACGTGCTTACACTTTCCATGGATGGCGCCTACAACAGTGCTCACGTGAAAAATAACACGCCTAAGTCCAGACAGGTTATTTTTATGGATGCTATGTACAATGCAAGCTTTGATGTAAACGTCCTTGCTTCTGCATTTAACATGGAAAAGGCTGATTTTATGGGGCGGTTACATCTTATTGATTCCTGGGACACATTCGATAATGATCGGTTCTCTGTGATTACAGCAGAATCCGACAGTATCGAGCCAGTAACACCTGCTGAGCTTGCGCTGATGAAAGATGTAAAAGCCGTATTAGTTGACGAAGATTGGTTTCAGGTCTACGACAACGAAAACAAGTTTACTGAACAGTACGTTGCTTCTGGCATGTATTGGAACTATTTCTATCACACATGGAAAACAGTCAGCTATAGCCCTTTTGCAAATGCAGTTGTCTTTGTTTCAGACAATGCAACAATTGCACTTCCAGCTAAGATCACAGCTGAGATTGTTTCTAAGTCAACATCCGAAGAAGCAACTGTATTTACACTGGCAGCCAAAGCTGATGGAGCAACCCTTGCACCTGATACAGCACAGTTTGTACAGACAGAAGCGCTTACAACAGCTGGAATTGCTGTACATCCTTATGGCGGCATTATCATTCCAGCAAGCCAGGCAGCGACTGAGATTGTACTGGAAGTAACGCTCAACGGTGCAACTTACACCAATGCAGCCACTAAGATCAAAGCTGCTTCTGGTGTGGGTAACACTGTGGTTTTATCAAAATCCTGATGATGTTTTCAGCCTGGGGCTTTAAGCCCTGGGCTTTAAATAGGAAAAAAGAGGTATAAAATATGTATATTGAACCAAATACAAATATACGAATTTTAAAAAATGTTCCACTGGATAACACGTATGACCACACGATTTATTTTTCTGATGAAAGTTCACAGATTGCGTACTTTCAGGGACTTCAGAAATATAATCTTGTAAACTACACTTATCAACGTGTCAACCGTGGTGTTGCAAGGGTCGGTATAAAATCAGATCTTCTTTATGATTGTAATTATATCATGTTCCAAAACACAAATTTTGGTGCAAAATGGTTTTACGCGTTTATCACATCTGTAGAGTATCTTAATAATGAAACAAGTGAAATCAAGTTTGAAATTGATGATATACAGACCTGGTTTTTTGACTATCACCTTGATTATTGCTTTGTTGAGAGAGAGCATAGCGAAACTGATGTAATCGGTGAACACATTTTACCGGAACCAGTAGAAACAGGCGAAATGAAATTTTCAGGCACAGAAGAGTTAGTCCCTCTTTTGTCCGCTATGGGAGTGTGCGTCATGACTGTTGATAGCAACGGTGAGCAAACAGTGAGTGGTTCAGTGTATGACGGTGTTTTCGGTGGTGCTAAACTTAACATTTTCAAGTTGGAAGATTACCAGGCTATAAACGGCTATCTAGCAACTTTTAATCAAAACCCTGAAAACGTGATAGGTATATACATGTTCCCGGCTCTGTTTGCAGAAGGAGCTATACCAGACGGTGGCACTACTATACAATACAAAAGTAGTGCGTACACGTACCAAATAACGTCAATTAATGGAATGTCAGGGACTGAACAGCTTGACGGGTACGTGCCTAAAAATAAGAAAATGTACACCTATCCTTTTAATATGCTTTCTATATTCAACGGGTCAGGTCAGGAACTTGTGACAAGGTATGAGTATTTTTCAACTGACGCTACAGGCATTCACAAGCCGTCTTTCAGATTTTTTGGAACAATCACAACACCCGTTCAATGTATGGTTATTCCAGAAAATTATAAAAATGCCAGTCAGTGCTTTAATGAGAGCATTTCGATTAGCAATTTCCCCATGTGCTCCTGGACTGTTGACAGCTATCAAGCGTGGATTGCACAAACAGCAATACCGTCAATTATGGATGCTGCTGGTTCTGTGGGCGGTGCAGTCCTTGCGTCAGGTGGTATAGCAGCGCCTTTTGCTGGCGCGAATGCGATAGGAAAGGCTACGGCTCTTGTTAGTGAATGGTACAAGGCATCAATACAAGCTAACAGCTCAAGAGGATCATTCAATAACGGCGGTGTGTTAGCTGCCGCACAAAAAAATGTTTTCTATGTTGGGCGAAAATGCTGTACAAGTGAATACGCTAAAATGGCTGACAACTTTTTTACACGTTACGGATATGCTACGAAAAAATTAAAGATTCCGAACCGGTCAAGCCGGCCGCACTGGAATTACGTAAAGACAGTTGATTGTACAATTACAGGATCAATCCCAACAGATGCAGCACGCAACATTTGCAGTATTTACGATAATGGTATAACATTCTGGAAGCATGGGTCAGAGGTTGGAAATTACAGCCTTGACAATAGCCCAACATAACAAGGAGGTGAAACAATGAGCAGGAAAAAAAGAACAGAGTTCGGCGATTCTTTTATTGTAAATCAGCAGACATATTTACAGTATATAGAAAAGCTGACTGAACTATCAATTTCAATGTTTGACTGGCAGGGGCTACCTGAGAGCGTGGACGCACGTTATATTGAACTTAATTTATTTTCCGAGGGGTCGGCTGTTTACTTTCGTGATGAGGTGATGGGTGATCTTTGTCTAAAATGTATTCAAAATGGCGGTTTTGATGTTTATGGCAATCCAATTTATAGACGTGCTTATTCTGGATATAACAATTACACTCGTGATCTTACAGATGAAAATTCTGTTATTATATGGAATAACATGGTTAGGTCTAATTCAATCCTTAATGTAAAAATGTTTGCCAGAAGATTATACTTACTTGATCGTATCGTTGATGTCAACGCTAATGCACAAAAAACACCTATTCTTTTACAGTGTGATGAAAAGCAAAGGCTTACGCTCTTAAATCTATACATGAATTATGATGGAAACGCTCCTGTTATTTACGGCGATAAAAACCTTGACCTTAACGGGATCAAAGCAATCCAAACTGGAGCTGAGTATGTCGCTGATAAAATCTATGAGCTAAAAACAAAGGTCTGGAATGAAGCGCTGACTTTCTTAGGTATTTCAAACGTTTCAATCCAGAAAAAGGAAAGGCTTGTATCTGATGAGGTGCTACGGTCACAGGGTGGAACTGTTGCTAGCAGGTATTCCAGATTGCAGGCAAGACAAAGTGCAGCTAAGAAAATCAATGCGATGTTTGGGACTAATATCACTGTAGATTACAGGGAAGATTACCAGATCCCGGATGAAGAAGGTGAGGGCGAGAATGAGTAAATACACTACGCAGGTTCGATTTATTCTTGAGCAATATGCAGGACTCCCAGATGCTAGTGTGGATCAGATCATCGAAAAAGGATGGAATTATGTGTTCAATGAAGATGTTGACTTTTTTGACCCGCTTTATAAGCGAGTGCTTTGCAAGAAGATTCTTAGGCACTTCTACACAAGGGAGATCGGTGCAGAAACTTTTGAGTTGTGGCGGTTGTGGATGAACACAAAGCTAATGGAGATCATGCCATTTTACAATCAGCTTTATAAGTCACAGCTTCTCGAGTATAATCCATTGCATACTACTGATATGACTTACACAGGTGATAAAACTGGGTCAGGGGTAAATACAAAAAAATCGATGCAAAACAATGACCGCAAGGAAGCAAAAGACCATTTGACAGTATCAACAAAAAGGATGATCGGAGAAGGGACAACTATTACAACTGGAGAAACGTCGAGTGATGATGTCAATAGTCATTCTGACGCTTATTCTGATACGCCGCAAGGTTCATTGACAGGTGTTCAAAACTTAACGTATTTAACAAACGCAAGAAAGATTGATGAAAATAATTCAACAACAGGTAACTACAGCAATACCGTTAAAACAAATCACAATGATACAGACACAGAGGATTTTCGAGAAAATGAGCATAACGATTATAATGATCGTATGGAAGGAAACGAAACCGAAAATATAGACAGCACAGAAAAGTATATCAACAAAGTAGTTGGGAATTCTGGCAGGTCATACAGTGAGCTGATCCGTGATTTTAGGTCTAATATGCTCAATATTGATATGCAGGTGATTAACGAATTTTCTGATTGTTTCTTAAATTTATGGTAAGAGGGGGTTTGATTATGAGTTTATTAAATAACAACATTTCACCGCTCACAGGTTTTTATTGCCAGAAGATTTTACCTCTGACTTATGATAACAGCCTGAGTTATTATGAGCAGTTGTGCAAGACAACGCATAAGGTCAATGAGGTTATCCAGCTTATTAATGGCGATATCACAAAAAGTTTACAGGAATACATTGACCAGCATTTCAACGAATTGATGATCAATGCAAGCTATGATGAAAGCACAAAGACAATTTTATTTACAAAGGGGGCAGGAAAATAATGGGTACAGTAGCGAATTTTAATTTATTAGGCGAAGATATCGAGGTGGAAGATACTTTATCGAGAAAGTCTATTTTTAGGGACAAGAAATGGGTATGCTTTGGTGACAGTACAGCTGCCAACCCTGGAACGTATATCAACAAGCTGATTGAAAATTATAAATGTAATATTGACAATCAAGCGGTCGGTGGAACTTCTTTGGTTGCTTCACTTCCGATCATCCAGGCAAAAGATATTAGTGTATATGACGGTGTTATCATTAATTTTGGGATTAATGACTGGCAAGCTTCAGCTCCGTTATGGTTCGCTTACGGGCCAACGCTTGGCTTTATTGATACTTTAGAAACGCTGCTAGATTGGATCACGGTTCAGGGCAAACAGGCTTTTGTTATTTTCCCTTGGTGGTGCAGGTCTAAAAATTTCCCGAATGAAATTAATGAAGCCCTTTGTGATCTTCCAGGGTACATTGATTACGGGATTGACACTTGCGAAAGTAGGGGCGTTCCTTATCTTAATCTTTACACGTATGCAGGTATTAATGAAGGCAATTATAAACTGATGATGGAAGATTCTGGGGACATTTATGTCCACGGTCTTGACCCTGTGAATGAATTTATAGCAGCCGGGTTATTTAGGGGTGATCGGTGTAATGGTAAATGTCACCCAGCTACTTATAAGTTTGAGCCGTGTTTATACGATAACAGCTTGGACAGTATTGAAGGAAGGGATACAGGTATTGCAGGGCTTACTAATAAAGCGTACAATGGTCAGTTCATTGTAGCAAACCAGGGCAAAACTGTAAAGACTTGCACTATTAGCCCTGGTGCTGGAGAATGGTTGACTGTTAGTGGCATAATGGTTGTGACTGGCATTTTCAATCTTGTTGTGTATGGAGAGACAAGCGGATTTAAAATTATCAGAAGAATAGATAGCGAATCATGGCGCTATGGAGCTGGTAAATTTAGATTTAGCTTTAAGCTTCCAAAGGGCGAAAGATTTTATTTTGCTGTACAGGTTGGAAGTGATAAGCCGGGTACGTTTTTAATCGGTACTGAGTTCTTCACAGATCGAGAGCCTGTTTTACTTAGCTTACCAGATTTTGAGGATGCTCCATTAACATTGAGTGAAAATGTCCACTTTTTAACGAATACAGTACCCCCGGTTTATGAAATTAATAAATACGGTGTTCATTTTAGCGGCTTCGAGTTGCAGAATACAAGTGCGTTTATGTATACTAAATTTGCTAAGATTAACACTAAACACAAAGCTGGGTTTATTCAGGTACCAGCCACTAATCTTGACAGCACAAACCAAAAAGTGTCTACCGCAGTCAATGTGTATGGCGATGGCTGGATGAACGTGGAAGAGCAAACGAATATTGTGATCGTCCCGGCTTTTGATGTTATCACCAGTTATTGTTGATGTTTCACGTGAAACATTGATACAGAAAAGAGAGGGTGGAAGCCCTCTCTTTAAATTTCATACATCAATACCTGTACACCGCTTGAACACTTCAGCGTCAAAATTTGGTAATGATTTGATAGTATTCTTTACGTTTTCAGAAACACCATCCCACCACACTTGCGCACATTCTGTTTCATTCAACACTTTTAGATAACCACCTGTTGTTTCATGTTCCGGGTGTGCAATCTTTTCTTCATCAGTCATATCAGAAAAATATACCCATTTAACAACATTCTTTGGTATCTGATTAAGATAGTATCGTGCATCACTATTAAGCCAATCTCTCAAAGTCCAGTTTGATGGTTTATTAAACATTGTGATGGTCTGTTCCTCTGTATTGAAACATCCGGCAGAACCAAAAGATGTGTTCCAGTCCCCGCTGTTCCAGTTCCCGGTGTTCCAGTTCCCGGTGTTCCAGTTCCCGGTGTTGCAGTCCCCGGTGTTCCTGTCCCCGGTGTTCTTGTCCCCGGTGTTCCTGTCCCCGGTGTTCTTGCCCCCGGTGTTCCTGTCCCC